GTGAACTAATATACCGTTTTTTGTATGAAATGACTCAACCCCTTGTGCCAGATCTTTGTCTGGTCAGAATGTATGTTAATCTCTTCGCACCTAACGAAGTACCATATTATCATACAGACGCAGATCAAGGTATGACTTTCCTATACTATCCACACAAAGAGATGTGGACACCAAATATGTTAGGACAGACAGAGTTCTATCATAAGGAAAGGTCTTATGCAATCGCACCCGAACCAAATCGATTAGTTTATTTCGATGCATCAATTTTACACAGAGCCACCGCTTTCCGCAACAAACACCGATTTACAGTCGCACTTAAGTATGAGTAAACCTAAAAGCAGTTGGGAGTACATTAACTTCTATGACTCCGAAGAAACACTTAACGCAAGCTATTACGCAGATTTAGTTGACCACCTAGTAGAACAAATGACAACACCAAAACCAATCGAACCAAAACCAAAAAGAAAACCATTTGAACCTATTGAATTAGGAGAACAGAGACAAATCGATCCTTTAGACTTTCCGACATACAACACAGACGGAACACTATGGGAAGCAGGAGAGTATCCAAACGATAAACCAAAGTTTACTTTTACATACGAAGATCATACCGCAAGAGAAAAACCCCCATACCCGAAGCATACCATAATCTGCTACGGTAAAGAAACTATGCTTAACGTTATGGAACACTACGAAGGTTATTCATATACTATACAGTAATTCTATATCTTCTCTTCTTCCCCATGCTCTACAATTCTCCCCCATCGAGAGGCGACGAAAAAATTTTTTTTAGGTCTTTTTCTACACATCCCCCCAAATTTAACGATCTCAGACCAAATGCACCGTTTTGTATCATAGCGATACCAAAACACTCCCACCAGGATCGCCTGTAAGGTGCCTCTAATTAAGTCTAGGTATGATAGTAACCCCCTAAAAAGACCCTATAAGATCAAAATAGTCGTAGAACCATCATTGTTGTCTTTGATGGTTATTTTTTTGTGCGGAAACGATTTTTGTAAGATTTTTCTCAGTTTCCAATGCTTAAACAGTTTCTTCATAAGTCTCTATCAATTTTACGTAGTCCATACTCTTTAATGTATGCTTCAATGGCATCTTCGATCATCTTCGTGGTAAAAGAATAAGAATCTGACGACACATTGCGAAGTCCTTTCTTTTGAGCTGCTACATGAATACGTTGTATCTTATTTACTATTTCTTCCTGTAATACAAAGTCTAATGCTTTCTTCTTCTCCTTTACGTTAGCAACCCACTCTAAGTTTTCAAGTCTATTGTTACTCCTATCTTTGTCACGATGCACAACCCTTCGGGTAGGATCATCGCAAGGAAGAAATGCTAAAGCAACTAACTTATGAATGTAGAGAGTCTTTGCCTTTCCATTATCATCTCTCAATCTACAGGTCAGATATGCACACTCATCCTTACCAGACCATACAGGTTTACGAAGCTTGGGAACCTTGTACTTTAATGACCAGAGGTTTCCATCAGTATCAATCGAGTAACCACTGAAATCCTCTAAGTCTTCTATCTCATTCAATACTTTATGCTTTCTCATCTTAGAGAACCGCAACACATCATAAAGGGGCAAAACCCAGTCATATCAAGGGATTCTACCGATGAACCTATCATTGTACTTATATATTGTACTTATTACTATTTTATAAGTACAAGTACATTGAGAATAGGTTTTGTAAACTTGCCTAAATATCTGGTTCTTTTAATTATACCATAAGTACAAGTACATTGCAAAGGGTGTAATAGTGTGTTATAATATCTGTATAAAGAAGGTAAAAAGTATTATGATTTAATGCTCAGATTTTATGTTGACTTAGCGAGCGTAGCATAAGACGCGGAGTTTGTCAACCCACGGATCGCGATTTCCTAACACACAGGGTCGCGAAGTACTTGTAGTCTTATAAGTACAATGTTACAGTATTGTAACAATGGATCCTGGTGCGAACATATATACTACTGTGAATCTCGACGAGCTTGCAAACTAGTCGAGAATATGCTAGACTATAAGTATTCTAATTCATCTCGACTATGTACGAAGACTCAGCTGGTTGGTACGATCTCGACTATATTACTCAAGATGATCTCGACGAGGATTCTCGATCCAATCACGATAACCTGCAAGATCTCGACGAGGAATGGTATTCTCGACGAGACACACAAGATTTCTACGAGCTCTCACTGCAGTATTACGCATGAATCTCGACGAGAATGTGCACATACGCTCGTACGCACATGATCTAGTCGAGAGAGCCTGCACATACACAGGATCTCGACGAGCCTGCGAGCACACACGCACATATACTGTACGGATCTCGACGAGAACACGCACATGTATCATATGTAACACTTGATACACACATCTAGATCTAGATTATAACAGGTGTGCGACTTCGAGATTGGCACAGTGTGACAGTTTAGAAATTGGATTTTATATACATACCTTTGTATGGTTTGTTCGAGGAAGTGTAGCGTTTTTTTAAGGGAAGGCAACAGCGAGTGTGCCAGTTCGAGAATTGGATATCAGGAAAGGAACACAGAAATATTTCAAGGCAGGACTAGTGGCGAAGATTTTATAGAGCGTACCCCCGCTCTTTTTTTGTCTATATTTTTATAATAACCGAATTCAGCTGGAATGCAGCATCTAGTGTGACAGAAATATTAGTGTCACATACCGTCCTGCTTGTGCTGCAGGAACTGCTATATTAGATCTAGATACAAAATTCTTATGACCAACTTTCAGGAGTTTATCGATTATGTGTTTTCGTTCTATGGGGAAGGTGGGTTGTATCCCCTCAACGTTACCAAGGAGCAAATCGCACTTGCAACACTCAAATATCTTGACAATTGTGCATTCTATGATCAGCAAGATAAACCTTGGACTTCCGACTACAAGGTAATGAAGTGGGGAGATGGTGATTCTCTAGATCGAGAAAGAGTAAGAGATGAATTAATCGACATGTACCAAATTGATTGGGAAGCTTGTATGCCAGTCTAGAAACTGTCCACTGTCCCCCGCAAGGGGGATTTTTTTATGCAATAATGAGAATGTACACGGAGGTTTTATGAACATCAAATTTACAGATGATCAACTTTTTCGATACAATCAGGCACTTGATAAAGCACTAGATTGTCCATTCATACAAGAGGACGATGAACTCTATGATGATCTCGTATCTCTTCAAGAGGTAATCAATCTCTGCGTATGAAATTCTTAGTAACAGACATCAAGTTTGACTTCAACTCAGACTTAGATCCTATCTACAGCGTCAGCAAAGAGGATCAAGAACTCATAACACGGGAACATCTAGGTGCATGGGATGCCGACGATGAAGATGATCTCATCGAAGAGGTCACTGCCAACGCGGGTTGGTGTATACTGTCCATTGATTACGAAATTCAACTAAAATGACAAACTTTTTCAAAGGTAGCAGGATGAAACCTGTTAAAACAAAATATGAACAGTTCCAAGAGTGGTTGGATCGGTGCCCCGTCGAGATCACCAACTATAAGGATTACAGCACAGAGTTTGAAATAAACTTTGAGGTCCCTTTAGAAAAGGATGAGGATGAGCGGTTAGTGCATCTTACTTCATATGATACACCCGACGACATGTGGTAGACAGTTTACGTAGTGGCACAACAACCGCTGCGTGATCTGCATCTACTGCTTATAATAAAACTAGTTAAACACACATCTATGCTATTAACTGAAACTGCGGATCAAAAATTCCTTTTACGTTACGTAGAAGATTATTGCGAAGCACTTGCTGAAAACTACAGGATCTACCACAAGAGGACCTTACAGGGAAATTTATCTGGAAACTATCCAGAATATGCACGGGAACAGTTACAAGCAATGGAAGATGGTACTGCTAACCTAATGCGTTTTCGTATGCAGGAAGGTAAGAAGTATTACAAAATCATTCAAGAAGAGTACCGCGATGCATCAGGTTACTACGGTACCAAAGCAGGTTACACAGATCGAAGTGTACACTCATTCGTAGGAAAAGAAAAGTCTATCCTAGGTAACGTTTACAAACCCGCATCTTGGAAAGCACCACACACAAAACACGTTAGGTTCTCATTCTGCGAACCAGAAGATCTACGTAAATTACTAGATCCGAACTTCGTAGACTGGGCAGGAGGATATCTTTACTTAAGGTAGACAGTTAGAAAAGTGTCCACTAGGGGGTTGAAAGACCCCCTTTTACCTTTATAATAAGTACATACACAAACAAGGATTTTTATGAAAAAGTCTAAGAAGAAAACCATTTCAGACATTGAAAGGGACATCAAGTACTGCATTGACGTACTTAAACTAAATGATGAACAGATGGGAATGGTTCTTCGTTGTACAGAAGAGTTGGGTAACTTCTCTGTTCAGTATTTCATGGAAGAGTTCATTCTTGATAATCTTGAGTCTCCAGAAGAGATTCTCAGATATGCAGATCCAAACTATCTAAAGATTGATTGGAGGTTAAACTAATGCCAAATCATTGCCACAATAGAGTCACATTCTACAGCGACGATACAACAGCAATTCTCAAGTTGCACAAAATTTGGTCTAAAGGTTTAGCGAATAATGATGAAACCGATCCTGTTTATGAAAGTGTATTCGGACATTTCGTACCAGAACCAGATTGGAAAACTATTCCACTTGCTGAAAAGGATCTTAAGGAATATTCGTTCTCAAAACCTAGAGGGGAAGTAGGAGAACTACCTGTAATGTCTGATGACAAAATGAAAGGATTGCATTTTGCTTCCACTGGATGCCAAGATGATAGATGGTATAACTGGCGAGTTCAGAACTGGGGAACTAAGTGGGATTGTTATTCTATGGAAATGGATGACACGGATATGCCACATGGATTCGAGGTTACATTTGAAACTGCTTGGTCGCCACCAGAGGAAATTCATTCAGCAATTTGCGAACAGTTTGATGATCTCAGCATCTCGTGGTTCTATGATGAACCAGGAAGTGAAATTGCAGGATACTTATAGGACAGCTTAAAAAGTGTCCACTAAATCCCCATTCGTAAGAGTGGGGACTTATAATAAGTACATACACAAAGGAGTTCAAATGTCAGTTTTACATCACGAAGCATTGTTAGAATCTTGCTTCGATCAAGCGTGGGAGGACTTCAGAGTTCACAACGAATTATCAGTTGAGCAAATGAATGAGATAGAATCTCATGAGGGTGTTCAGATAGCATTACGCAGAAGTGCTGAAAGAATGATGGAGGACATGGCATAATGGGTGCCTACTGCGACGTATGCGGGAACTTCGATGAGGAGTTCCGCAAAGAAATGGAGTACCCAAAGGATAGCGATCACTGCATACAAGATTATCAACCTGATTGCTATTACTATTGGGACTCTCCATTAGAGGAGGATTACGACTGGCGGGACGAATTCCCGCACGTTGATTGTATGTGCGAAATCTGTTTTGATATAGCAAACAGAGAAAAGAAAATCAAGTGGCAATTACCACGATGTCAAACACACCTTTAAAAATGGAAAAACTAAACAGGGAAGAGTTACTAGAACTTAAAGAGTTCCTAACAGAAAGAATGGTGGATAATATGTCCACTAAAGATTTGGAAGAATACGTTGCTAATGACTTGTTTAATTACTTTGACAAGTTAGGAGAGCACGAATTCTTAGAAGAAGCACGGAACTACTGGGACGATGGTTTTGATGATGTCGTTAGCGAAGTCCGCGACTATATGAAGTGCGACTTCAAAAAACCTATCAAAAGTTTTACGGTAGAGACAGACTAAGTGGACAGTTTAAAAAGTGTCCACTTTTTATTGAAAACGATTCGTAATCGTTTATTATAATAGTATACAAACAAACTTTTGCCTATGTCTACCAGAGCAAGAATCGGGATTCTACTAAAAGATCTCTCAGTAGAATCAGTTTATCATCATTGGGATGGTTATCCTGAGTGGTTGGGTGTTACTCTAAAGGAACACTACAACACACATGAGAGCGTTGCAAAATTGATCGACGGTGGCAACATGTCTTCGTGCTATTCAGACAACGAGTTTGACTATGAGAAGCAGGAGTTCGTTAAACAGGATCCAAAACCAAACTATTATGGTGGGGATGATGAAAGACCACATCTCAATTCAACAATTCAAATGTTCCTAAGAGATGCGTATGCTTCTGAAGAGTACCTTTACCTCTTTTGTTCAAAAGAAGTAATCGAAGCAAACTGGCATAACGTCAGGCATTCGATCTTTGGAGTTGAAGGTTGGCATGCGTGGTCCGTAAGACCGATGTATAACAAAGATTATAGCATTCGCGATACTGATGTAACACCCGTAGAAATACCCGCATTTGATGTTGCAGATGCCAGTTAAAAAAGTGTCTACTCTAACAAGAAAAGAGTACGAATTGCTTTATAATAAGTATAGCAAACAAACTTCTATGGGCAAACCAACAGGACAAATGCAAGAAGAAACTCAAGATCTTCTTGATTCTTACAATCAACTTTTCAATTGGGATTACAACGAGATGTGTCGTTTCATTGAAAACCATTCCGAGGAGGAGTTTCAAGCACACTACACAAAGTATCATCAACTTTGCGATGATTACGGAACAGAGTTAGTAGATAACTTCGGAAATTACTTTGACCTCGATGCGTCTTTTTATGAGAAGTTTGAGGACATGTATGAAGGAGAATTTCAAACTGCAACTGATTTCGCAGAGCATTGGTGCAATAATGTAGATGAGTTAAAAAACTTACCTGATTGGGTAGAGGTTAACTATGAGACTATTTGGGAATCTAGACTCTCAAAGGATTATTTTGAAATTGATTGCGACATGAGTGAATACACTTATGGACACATATTTAAAAAGGAGGTTAACTAATGAACATCAACATCAAACTTAATGAGACAGAGTATCAAGAACTGATCAGTTTACTCTACTGGTGTGTACTTGAACAGGACATCAGGTACAATGATGACTTTGAAAGTATGTGTAACGCTGTAAGAACAGCAGATGGGTCAAAATTAGAAGATAATGACCCCTTATTTGGTCACGAATTTAGTGAGTGGGATTGGAATGGTTAGTGGACAGTTAGAATAGTGTCCACTATTCGTTGAATCGGATCATTGATCCATTATAATAAAAACATACACAAGGGGTTCTAAATGGACAACAAAAACAAAGAGGTTCAAGGTTTACTTGATCTCATCAAATTTGCAGATGATTTCCTAAAGAAAGAAGATGCAAAAGCAGATGCGTTAATCAAACAGATTAACGGAGACAATTCATTTCTATGGAGGAACTTCTAATGCCCCAACTTAATCTAACAATTGAAGAGCATCAAGCATTAAGCAATCTTGTTTCGCATGCGTATGGCGACAACTACAGAAACAATTTAATGGACACAGACACCTTTGATGAAATGGCAGATAAGGTTTATGATGCAGTAAACAATTTATTAGTGGAGGACTTCTAATGCCAGTTGAATTGCCAACAGAAACACCATTTTTGGTTACAACAAAATTTGAAAAGTATGGTACTTACACCATAATGGCACGAAGTAAGGAACACGCAATCAAAAAATTTGAAGATGGAGAATGGGATTTCGATGATTATGAGGAGGATTATGGAGAGTACAACGAAAGAATAGATGAAGTTGAAGAACAAGACATTTTTGATCAAAAACAACTTGTACTAGAGGGGGTATTATGAAAGAATTTAGTTTTACTGTTCAAAAAACAGGTTGGATCCATGTGGAAGCAGACTCACTTGAAGATGCTGAAGCAAGATTACAAGAGAACTTTGGTCACTACTATGTGGTTACTGAAACTGGCGAAGAATTGTCAAACGGTTGGGAAACCACAGGCGAAGTAGAGGAGGATCCAGTATTATGATTAAATCATTGTTTACAAAAGAGCAACTACAGGATCTAAGAAAAGAATTCGTAAAATTCAAACTTGCGGATATGACTTCTGAAGATTTGTTTGCGTACATTCGTGACATTATGATGAATGAATTAATTGATCTTGAAGAAGATGAGTTAAGGGATGAGATGGATGAGTACGATGAAAACTTATATGAAGTACTTGCACCTTATGTACTTGATGAGGAAGGTTCGTATGAAGTTTTGCAAGAATTCATCCACGATAGAAAGGAGGAATGGTAGCAGATTGGGTGTGTGAAGAGTAGTCCTAGGTCAACACACTTAATGGTAGTTCAAACAGTTGCGTACTCAGCTACCGCCCAACCACTTTATAAAGTGTCACACACCCCCTACACAGGGGGTTTTCATTTGTTATAATGAAGGTATGAAAAACACACACCTAGAACACCCAGAAGACATGATCCTAACAGGAGATTTATCCGTGTTAGATTGGTTTACTGGTGGCGGTCACGTATCATTAAAATATGATGGTGCACCCGCAGTAGTATGGGGTAATCACCCTAAGACTCACAGATTTTTCGTGGGTACTAAAAGCGTCTTTAACAAAGTAAAGATCAAAATTAACTACACCCATAGGGACATTGACGCAAATCATGATGGAGAAGTTGCAAAGATTCTTCATGCGTGTTTAGACCACATACCACACCATCTAGGTTATATGGTTTTTCAAGGTGACTTCATAGGATTCGGGGGGAGTGACGAATATAAACCGAATACCCTTACCTATAAATTCCCTGACGTGGTAGATCAAAAGATCATCATTGCACCTCACACGCAGTACATCACCACACAATGCGAAAACAATCTTGCAAATGCAATCGCACACCCTATGAAGTCTTTCCCATACTATTACAACTGGGAAAAAATGGACGAATGTTTGTTTATAGGAACTAAGGTTAGGGAGAGAGAAAACGATCCGATTAGTAACTTGAAAAAGTCTATTGACTTTATTCGACATATGGCAGGTGGGATC